CTAACCATCGAAGAAATGTTCTCGGCCTAAAGGAGTCATTGTGCCGTACTACTCGGACAATTTAGACGATCTTCTGGCGTTTGACGGAATCCGGAGTTTTGCCGGAGGCCAAGCCAGCGGTTTGCAATCTGATCTATTGGCTGAAAATCAAGTTCAGCAATTAGTAAACATGACCCTATCTCCAAAGGGTAGCCTTGAAACACGCAAGGGAGTTGCAAGTTTTAGCACATCCGCAACTAGCCAAGAGGGATCAATTGGCGGAATGCGATACTACGATACAGCGCAAACCGAAAGGCTTGTTGCAGTAATTCAAGGAAAACTTTATACAATCAATTCAAACGGAACAGCGATTAATTCTGACGGGAATACTGGACCACACAGAATTGAAGAAATATGGGATAATTTAACTGGAGCTACAAGAACATGGAATAATGAAGCGCAAAAATGGGCTGACGGATTTTCAACCAGCTTTGACGCAAAAGTAAGCATGGCTCAATTTAACGACAAGATGTATATGGCTGATTCGGATGGCGCGCTTTACTATTATGATGGAGATATTGCAACAAGACAAGCTGGTAAAGTTAGGGCAATAACCGTAACTACGGCAGGCAGTGGATATACCAGCGCAACGGCAGTTGTGACAGGACCAGATTGGGGTGGAGCATTACCAACCTTAATTACAACTGTTGCTGGTGGTGCTGTTACTGGCGTTACTGTAGTTGACGGAGGATCTGGTTATTCTGGCGCGCCTACAGTTACAATTATTGGAAATGGATCTGGAGCAATAGCCACCGCAACGGTTAGCCCTCCTCCGTTAGATTTAAGGCTTTTAATAAATACTGGTAATAGATTATTTGGAGTTGGATCAGCAAGCAAACGAAACACACTTTACGCATCCGATATTCTTGACGCATCAATTTGGGATGCATCCAATAGCATTGTTGTAAATGCAGATGATGGAGACGAGATAACTGCAATTGTTCAATACTATCAAAACAGAATTATTGTATTTAAAAAGAGGCGCATATTCCAAGTAACAATTCCTCCGGATGCAACCACCGCAGCCGATTGGACTGTTCAGTTAATTTCAAACAATACAGGATGCGTTGCGGAAGGATCTGCCGTCCAGGTAAACAGCGACATATTCTTTCTTTCGGATGACGGAATTAGATCCCTTGTAAGATCCACGGCAGACGATTTCACATCTGTTGGCCTTCCACTATCTGAAGTAATAAAGAATGTCATTCAAGAAATCAATGTGGCAAAGATAGGAATAGCTACTGCTCACTTTTACGATAACAGGTATTTTCTTGCCGTACCAACAGAATCAAATGATTACAATGATACAATCATTGTTTACAACACAACGCTGGGCGCATTTGAGGGAACATGGACTCCGAATGTAATGCAATTTGCACTAGCAAATTTTCAGGATCAAGGCTTGAGGTTGATGATGAAATTGACAACCGGCCAAATTACAAGATATAGCGGATACAAGACTCCGGCTCAGGTTACATCTGCTGATTATCGTGATTATGGGGTTTACACCACGACATCTGGAACAACCACAACCACATCAACCGGCGTATTTGATTACGAGTCATATGTCCGTACAAAAGACTTTAACTTTGGAGATCCATTTGCCATAAAATATGGAAGCCATTTTGAGGTTATATTTGACGATTCTTTTTCTACGGATACAACCATATCCATCCAGCGTGATACCGATGTTGGCGATGTTGATGTCCAGCCAAACCTAAACATATCAAGTTCTGCGCTTACGCTTGAATTTGCTTTGCCAGCAACTCTTCCGACATCAGTTAAAAAGAGGCTTGCAAGCGATCTGCGCAAATACCAAAAATGGCGATTATTGAATATCAAGATTGCTTCTGTTGCAAATAAAATGGCTATTCGCCAGATCACGGCTGCTGCCAATCCGGATACGATTGAAATTCAGAAATCACTATGAGCGAATTACCTTGCAATAGTCCAAGGCGCACACCTGGCGAGCGCAAGAAGTTTGTTGTGCGAGCCTGTCAGAATGGTCAGTCCAAGACAATCCGATACGGCGATCCTGACATGAAGATTAAGAAGGACAATCCTGCTCGCAGGCGTAGCTTTAGGGCTAGGCATCAATGCGACTCAAAACCACCAAGTAAATTATCGGCTCGGTGGTGGTCATGCAAAAATTGGTGACATGACAGCTATTGAATACATCGAGAAAAGCGGTGTTCCGGAGGGCATGTGGCACAACCTAGCTGAATGGTTTGGATGGTTTGAGAAGCAGGGGATGGTTGGTATTGTGAGAGATGAAGATGGCATAGTAGGAGTAGCTCTGGCTAGGTGCGTAAAGGATGGGCAAAAGCCTGATCATTATGTGCATAGCGAAGATGGCGAGAATGTCTTTGTGGACTTGACGATCTCCTCAAAAGGTGCTAAATCCTTGAAGTGCTTGCTGTTGCTCTTGGCGGAGCGTTTCGGTCCTCGCAAGCGGATCACTTTCAACCGTTCCGGTAAACCAAAGGAGTATGATTACATGAAGTTTATGAGAAAGGCATTTCGCTAATGGGATCGCCGTCCATTCCTGCACCTCCGCCTCCTCCCAATCCGGTGGATGCGTCAAAGGCCAATGATCTTTTCTACAGGTCATCCCTTGAGACTTACATTGCGACACAGCCAGATGTGGCTAAACTTGAGCAGAACCTGCGCGAGAAGTATATGCCTCGCCAGCGCGAACTAGAACGCCAGATGTCGGCTTTGGACTTGCAGAAAGCAGCCCAGGCTGGACTACAGGTCGAGCGTGAACTTGGCCCACAGCGTTCACTCGAAGCTATGCGCCGTCAGTTTGAAATGTCTCCAAATGCATTTGCCACACAGCAGGGATTGGGTCAGCAGGCAGCGATTCAGTTTGCCCGTCTTTATGGTCAGTCTCCTATGAGTGCAGTACCGCAGGAAGTTCAGCAGAACCAAGGCGTTGCTCCGGTTGACTATCTGAAAGGCATCCCAAGGACGGGAATAATTTAATATGGCTACTACTGCGAATCCCTACTATCCACCTGGAACAATCGTAACGAATCCAGACGGGAAGGTTTACGAAGCTGACAAGAAGGGCGTGTTGGTTTATCAGGCTCAAAAGCCAGTAGCAAGTGATGTTACTTCCAGCAAAGAGAAGTATGCTGCGCTTGGTCTTACAGATTTAGATAAATATGTTTCCAGGGGAAGATTCAACGAAACAAAGGCACAGGCCGATGTAATCAAAGACATCTACAAGCTTGACCCTGCCGCATATACCTCCAAGAGGGGGATCATTGATTTCAATGCCGCAACACAAAAATATCAATATGAATTGCCAAAGATTCAAGTTGGAGCAGAAGCAGGAAGCTTTACACAGGCAGTAAATAATTATTCAAATGCATTGGCTTCGATTAGGTCTGTTGGTGCTGATAACATAAATGCAAAAGATTATGCATCTCTGCAATCTTTAGCCAAACAGGTTCGTGATTTTGACTCCAAGGATCTTGGTCAAGGCGGGAAGCAAATCATTGCCAACTCGCAACAGGCGATTGATGCAATTGACGCAATCAGAAACCAGCAGGAACTTGTCAAGAGGCAGGAAGCCAGAATAGGGCAGACTGCCAAGGGATCGCAAAGGCAGAGCGAGCAGGGCAAGTTCTTTGTTGAGCAGGATAAATTGGCTAGGCTTGTTGCCGAAGCCAACCAAGCCACTCCAAAGTATATTGAATCATTTTCTAGGTTTGGCCTGTCCGACCTTGGGCTGAATGAGGCCAAGAATGTTGCTGGAACAGCAAGACTTTCAACCGGACTAGAGGCTTTGCGCGGTGATAATGTCATGCAAACCGGCGGGCTTGCTGGGAAGCTGAATGTCCAGGTAACAGATGATCAGATTCTTAACGACATCAATACAGCCAGAAAGAACCAATATAAAAGCCTTTATGATATTGGTACTGCGGCGACCATAGATTTACAAAGCCAGATTTCACAGGCGAACAAGTTCCTAACCGATCTTCCTGCCGGTGATAAGCGCAGGGCTGATGCACAGAAAACGATTGATAATCTAAATACTCAGCTTGCCTCTGCTCAAAAGGACACACTCGAAGCGCAGAATCTTTATAACAATTATCAGCCAATAAGCGGTCAGCAGGCAGCAAATTCCATTTCAAAGTTTAGGGAAACACTCCGTCTTCCTGAGGAGCGCACAATTGCTCAAATTGAAAGCATTGATCCAACGATTGGTGCGACTGTTCGGGGTCTTTCCAAGCAGTACCAGACAATGGCCGAGACTCCGCTTGGAGCGACAACGACAAAGCAGACTGAAGACCTTCGCAATCAGATCGAACAGGAGGCACTCAATCAGCTTCGTCTTGGTTCGACTTTAGGAGCCGAAGAACGGCGTGGTTACGAACAGGCCATCCTTGGAGCGCAAACAGCCCGTGGGAACATACAGGGTCTTGGACCTGCAGTACAGGAAGCAGCGCAGATCGGCGCGGCTGGCGAACAACGCAAGCTTGCACGTTATGGTGCGGCTTCTGCTTTCCTTGGCTCTGGAGAGACAACAGGAGCAGCCGCAGCCCGCGATCTTGGACTTCGCAATGCGCTTGAACAATCTCGTCTTGGTGCCGCCCAAGGCTTTATTGCTGGCGGTCCGACAATGTACAACTTGGCATCACAGCGTTTGGGACAACAGCAGGGCATGCTTAACAACTACCTTGCGGCTTCACAGCCACAGCAGACAGGGCAATTCCAGGCTGGATCTTCTGCTGCAAATCCATACGGATATGTTAATCCTAATGCTGGATTTATGGGTGCGCAGAATGCCACAGGCATTTACAATACTCTTGCTGATTATACTGCCAATACTTATGGTGCCTATAGCAGAGCAGTTGCAAGTCAGCCTTCGGGTGCGCAACAGTTTGGTGCGATTGCATCTGGAATTGGATCGTTGATACCTAACATAAGCATTTAAGGAGATTTATGGGTAAAATTACTTTAGATTTGGCGCAGATGTATCCTCAAACTTTTGGTGATCAAGATGCATTGCGTAGGGCTTCATTGGGTGAACAGCTTCAACAGGCTCAATTAAAAAGATACGAAGAAGATGCAGCATCAAGGGAACAAACATCGCAACGCCAAGTTTTGCCTTTTGAGGATTTCAAGATTGATGTGAACGGAGAATCAATTCCATTTAAGGCATTGCCACCGGAACAGAAAATGCAATGGGCGAAGCAACGTCAGGTTGATTGGGAACTCGAACAATCCAGAAAGTTTACAAAGCATCAGGCTGATATGGCAAAAGCAGAAGTTGAACTTGAAACAAATCTTCAAAAGAAGAAAGATATTCAAGCCGCTCAAGCTGGTGGAAATGTAAAGCCTGGTCCAGATTTCTTACCTGGTGCATTGTTTGGAAAGCCATATTCAGAGCAAGAAAAAGATATTGAAAAGAAGATAATGGAAACAGAACAAAGGCGCAATGTTGCTGGGATTCAAATGCAGGCATTAAAAGATAATCAAATGCCTCAAAGCTACGGAATGCCTTCTATAACAAAACCTACTCCTCAACAGCAAACACCACAGCCAGCAGGGCAACAACAAGCCACCCAGGGTAGTATTCCTCAATACAATACTCCAGAAGATGCATTAAAGGCTGGCGTAAAAGAAGGTGACAGAGTAATTATTGGTGGACGCGCAGGAACATTTAAGAGACCGAAATAATAAATATGGCTAGTAGCGTTGAGCAACCAGCCAGTAATTCCGCGCTTGAATTTGTTCCAGACGAACAAGCAATAGAATTTGTACCGGACAAGTCTGAGGCAATTGAGTTTGTTCCAGATACACAACAGGCAGAACTTGGCTTAAGAATATCTCCAGAGGAAAGGAATAACCTTTCTCAAATCAAGCGTGATTATGTGGCACAAGGTGGAAATCCGCTTGATGTTTACGCACCAGAACGCGCTGATTTCCTAGCAAATGAGGTAAATAAAAACATTCAGTCTGGACTATCGCAACAAGAAGCATTGCTAAAGGCAACAGATGCTCTTGAGGCATTGCCTCCAGAGACAAGACCAGATGGGTCTATATCCGCTGGTTATGCTCCTACCGAAGAAGCGATCAAGAAGGGCATGATTCAGCCAGAGGCGTTGCAGGCTGTTCGTAAAGCTCAAGCGCAAGGCGTTCTTACTGTGTCATCTGGATTTGATAAAGAGAAGGGTGTTGGATTTGCGGTTGGTAAGGCAAAGGATGGGCGGGTTGTTCGTATTGAGGAAAAGCCGCCAACACTTATTGGGGCATCGTTAAGGTCGGTCGGGGAACAAATTATACCTGGAGCTAGTGCAGTTGCTGGCTCAATTTTGGGTGGAGTTGCTGGCGCGCCTGCTGGGCCAGTCGGAATACTTGCTGGAGGATTGGCTGGTGGTGCTGCTGGATATAAAGCAGGCGAAATGGGGCAAGCTGGACTTGCAAGAATCTTGGCTGGTGAACAAGGTTACGCTGACTACCAAAGAATGCGGGAGGCCGATATTGCGATGTTTCCAATTACAACAAAATCTCTTGAGATTGCGACACCTATGGCTGTTGGTGCTGGACTCGCTGGGCCAACAAGAGCTATCGACAAATTCCAGCAATTGTTACAACCTAAAGCTGTTCCGTCATTACAGGCAAAACCGCAACCATCAGAGGTTATTGGAGCTATCGAAGGCCAACAACCAATACGCCCAGGCGTAGTTGGCGAGGCTGGTTTTGAGCCTGGCACAGTACGTCCAGAGTTTAAGATGCCGGAAGCTCCAGAAGGATCTAAAATAGCAAAGACGGCAGAAAGAGTATTAAAGTCTGAAAAAGCACCAGAGCCATTCAAGGCAGAGGTTGCGCTTCAGCCAAATACAGTAAGGCAGAATGTTCCTCTTGGTGCTATTAAAAGCAATCTTGAAGACCTTACGGATGATGAGTTAAATGTCATTGCGAGAAGAAGCATTACCTCGTCTTCCTATGATGATGCGGAAAGAGCAGGGGCAAATGCAATACTAGCCGCAAGGCAGATTGATGCAGACCCAGCATCTGCCGCAATCAATTGGGATGAATTTACAAAGGCCGCATCGCTGGCTGGTGTTTCCTTGAGGAATGTACGCGAGTACCTAAACACGCCTGCTGGGTATTTGGCAACCATATCAAAGGCAGCGGAGGCGGCTAATAGAAATATACCCAAAGACGTAAGCGACAAGGTTCTTAAATTATTTAATGCAAGTAAAAATGCTAAATCCGAGTTAGTTAAGGCGGAGGCAACATACAGATCAAAATTAACTGAAGAAACTGCTGTTATCGCTGAAAACGCAAGAAGAACTGCGGCTAATGCAGCGGCAAAACTTCAGAAATATTCTGATAATATTTTCCCAAAAAAAATTCTTGGAGAAACACTTCCACAAGGAATACAGATTACGCTTTTAAGTCCATTGTCTCTTGTAAAAAATCCAGTATTTAACGTGGCCAGGGCAGTTGGACAACTTGGCGTGAGATCACTAGCAAACGCTGGAGATGCAGTATTGAGTTTTGTTGCAAAACAAAAGGCGGTCTTGGGTGGGAAAACACAAGAAGAAATAGCAAGGGCTGGTCAAAGGACGATGGCACAATCTTCGCTTACAACAAGAGGCGCAATGATTCGTGGAGCTGAAAAAACCAAGGAAGCAATTAGGGCATTCCTTGGTGAAGGCATTCCAGCTTCATCTGCTCTGGCTGGAGAAGGGGTTAAGGGATTTACTGTATTCAAATCTCTTGCTCAAGCTTTTACTGGAAAAGACATGGTCACAAATGCAAAGGGCAATATTGCTTTTATTGATCGAGTCCGAAAGCTTACTGAAGGAATAATTGGATTGTACACTGAGCCAGTAGGCAGAACATTAACTCTTGGTGACGTTCCAGCTAGAGGATTTGCAGAGGGAAGACTTCTTGCCCAACAAGCTATTTTGGCTGGCAAAACTCCAGAGGAAGTTATTGCAAGCGTAAGATTCCCAACAAAGGCAGAATTAAAGGGAATATCAAATGAGGCCGCAGAAGCCACATTTCAACAAGACACAAAACTTACAGCAGTAGTTGGTGTTGTTGCAAATGCTGTAAAAAGCATTCCAATTGTTGGCCCACTTACTAAAGCAGTTATTGCTCCATATACGAAGACCCCAGTTAATGTTGTTACTGATGTTGTTGATGTTGCAGTACCAGGATTGGCGTTTTCTAAAAGCGCGTATTACGCAGTTAAGGGAGACAGAAAAAAATCACTCGAAGCTGCGGCAAAAGGAATAGTTGGGACAGTAATTGGAGGTACGGCTGCTGCCTTGTATCGCGCTGGAGTTATTACTGGATCTGCCTCGAAGTCTGCAAAAGAGCGTGGAATCCAATACGAAACACAGCCTCCTAATACTATCAATATGTCTGGATTAAATAGACTATTGAATGGCGAAGATCCTGCAATCCAAGCTGGAGATGAGATAAAGAGTTACGAGAATTTTGGTTATCTTGGGACAATCTTTAACGTCTATGCAAATGTATTAAGCAAAAATGAAGGCTCTGGATTGCTTGAGGATGTTCTTGATGTAACCCTTAAAGGCTTGCCGTCAGTTGCAAGCTATACACTCAACCAAACATTCTTGAAGAGTACAAACACTCTTCTTAATGCAATTTCAAAAGAAGATTACGACAGCTACTTAGAATCATTATACGGTACAATCTCATCAATCCCATTCCCAAACACATTGCAAGCCTTCAATAAGGCAAGTCGGGAAAATATGGTTGATCCAAAAACAGATGATAGCTTGCAACTATTTGCCAATGTTCTCAAGTCGAAGATGCCAGAGTTTGCCAGGGAGGCAATTGGTGCGGAGGAGCTTCCACTCAAAAGGGATATGTGGGGCAACCCGATCAAGCAGACACCGGAAGGCGCAAACCCATTCTTGTATAATTTCCTTGATTTCACAAGATCAAGAGTAGTCCCAAGTGATGAGACAAATGTTGCGTTGTATAAGCTATGGAAGGAAACTGGAAATCCAAATGTACTTCCATCTGTTCCATCCAGAGATGTCATGGATAAGAAGGTTACATATAGGCTTGATGAAAATCAGTATTCAATTTACCAAGAATATGTAGGCCAAAGGAGAAAGGCTCTTGCGGACAATTTATTCCAAAGCGCAACATTTGATGGAATGGACACAGATTTCAAGGTTAAAGCCTTGGAGAAAGCTTACGAGCGTGGAGCAGAAGATGGGAAAAGGCAGTTCTTAAAATACAATAGGGATTACTTGACACCAAAGGAGAAATAAAATGGAACGCTACGAGAAGATGATGCAGGGTAATGTCCAATCACCCAAAATAGAGCCACAGATTGAACAGAAAACATCTGCTCCAAAGCAGATGGCGGAAGCAACTCAACAACCGGAAGCACCACTTCAATTTGTTCCAGACGAATCGCAAGAATATTCAAATAATGATCTTATAAATGCAGCAAAAACAACAGTCAATTGGGAGGGTCGGCGCGACAAGAAGGGAAATCTTTCCGTGTATGCATTGCCAGCAGGGGATATGGGTGGAGATTACGAGGTAGCTGGCATCAATGACAGATACCATCCAGAAGCATTCAGAAAGATCGCAGGATTGCCAGCCCAAGACAGGGAAGCGGCAGCAGCCGAATACATCAGCCAGTACACAGCACCACTCGTATCACAACTTCCACAAGCCATCCAGCCATTCGCGCAGGATCTCGCGTTTAATCGTGGAATGGGCGGTGCAACAAAGTATCTCCAAGAAGGCTTAAGAAGCCTGGGAAAGAATGTGGCAGTTGACGGGGCAATTGGACCTAAAACATTATCCGCAATAGGTAGCGTAAGCCCAAGGGATCTTATGATTGCTGCTAGTCAGGCTCAATTAAATGATGAAAAGGCAAGGGCTTCCGCAGACCCGCGAAGAATGAAATTTATTGTTGGACTTCAAAATAGAATCAACAACAGATTGTCCGCATTTGGCGGCGGTTAATCATTCTGAATCATTCTCGAATACATAGGTTGATCCTGCTGTTCCAGAATAGTAGTCACCAACCTGCACTTTTGTTCCATTCGATCCGTAATAAAGAAATCCAGTCTTTGTCACAATTTCATCTCCACCATAATAAACATCACCGCATGAAGAATAGCACCCCTTCGGAGTGAGCTTTAATATGCCATCGTCAACTATCAATCCATTTGATGTTATGCCCAATCCTTTACCGCCGCTAAACACGGCGTATCCAGAGTCGTACACCCCTCCGTCAAAATCATCCGCCATCACCGATGCCATCAGCATCACCGTCACTACAATCATTATTATTGCTTTCATGGTGAAAAGTCTCTAGGACAAATCGAAATCCGTCAAGCATGAAACTAGGCTCGCGACAGGTTGGTGCAATTGGAGTAACGCGCGTTACCGGCGCGTTGCTACGATGTGGCTACAATGTGCTTTTGCCTTATGAAGACTTTTCCGGATATGATCTAGTTACGGAAAAAAACGGAAAGTTTACAAGAATCCAGGTGAAGACTGCACAAGCAATTGAGCAGGGACGAACAAAGTACAGGTTTACCACATCCATTGGAAATGGGTTTAATATTCCAAAACGTCCCATTACCGGAGTGGATTACGTTGTATGTTGGGCAATGCACGATGATCTTTTCTGGTTGTTGCCAATAGCCAAGTGCAAAACATTAACCACAAAACTTTGTCCCTCGACAGGGCAAGGCTGGAGGATATTCCAGAGCTTATGACTGAGGAAGAAGCTTGGGCAAAATTTGAGGAAGCTATGAGGGATGTTGAATCCTTCGATGAGGCCATTGCATGGTTGAATAAAAATCCGGAAGTTAAAGAGGGTCTTACTGTTTACGAGATGATGCGCCAGTTCAATAGGGATATTAGGGAAGCTAATAAGTATTATCGCAATTAAATTTGGTTGTTGACCCGACATGGGTCGTTCCGCTAGAACCAGCGGATGGGAAAAATCAATAGCAGGGCAAAGGGCGCAGCGGGAGAGCGGGAGTTAGCTGGATACTTGCGCGAGCAAGGCTGGCAGAAGGCCAGAAGGACCGCCCAATACGCAGGCAATCCAGAAGGTGGTAGCGGGGATGTGGTTTGTGAGAACTTTCCTTTTCATATCGAAGGCAAGCGTTGCCAGCAGTTAAAGCCGGAAGCCTGGATGCAACAGGCTATGCGTGATTGTCCCAATGGAAAGATCCCAGCGGTGTTCTTCCGGCGCAATGGCGAAAAGAAGTGGCTGGTTATTTTGACAGCCGATGACATTTGTGAACTTGCCAGAACAATCGCTCCTCCCCGCATGGAGATTGAGCATGCCAATGCTTTAACCCACACCGCAGTAGGCGGAGGCTTTTGGGTTAAAAAGCCAGACGAACTTCACCCCACATACATACAACCAATAAACCCAAATAAATAAAGGAGATAACATGGCACTAACCATAAGCGAAACATCAAAGAACACGGAGCGCAAGTTGCCCGAAGCCGGTGCAACAGTTGGCGTTCTTTACAGTCTGGTTGACCTCGGTCACCAGGAAACGAATTGGGAAGGACAAAAGAAGTTCTCACCCAAAGTTCGCCTAACCTTCGAGCTTCCGGATCAAACGGACGAGTTCGAGGTTGAGGAGAATGGCAAGCGTACCAAGGTATCCAAGCCGATGGTCGTATCCATCGAGCAGACCCGCAGCCTTGGCGAGAAAGCCAGCCTGCGGAAACTCTTGGAACAATGGCGCGGCCAGACATTCACGGCCAAGGAACTGCAGGCATTCAGCTTGAAGAACCTTCTTGGCAAGCCAGCCATGCTGACTCTGATCCACAAGACCAGCCAGCAGGGGCGGCAGTATTGTGCCATTGCCGGAGCTTCCAAGCTTCCCAAGGGCATGACTGCTCCTGCCAAAACCACCAACGATCTTATGTACTACGAGATCGAGGAGAAGGAGGGCGGTCAGTTCAAGGATATGCCGGAATGGTTGCAGGATAAGATCCGCGCATCCAAGGAATTTGGCGCATCCGGATCGTCTTCTGGTCCTATCAAAATCGGAGACAAAGACGGCAACGGCGAAAACGTACCGTTCTAAGTTATATGGCACTTACTATTACCAGTAAGGAGCCATCCAATACCCGTCTGGTCCACAGCGACCAGGCGGGTCATTGGTACACAGCAGAGGGTGAATCCGCCCATACTGTGCTTGGCAAAAATGGAAATTTCCGCAACACGACTGTGGCTGATGCCAGAAAGATGCTTCTGTATCCTAGCGTCACAAGCATCCTATCTATTCTGGACAAGCCACAGCTTACCAATTGGAAGATCGAACAGGCAATCATGGCATGCTTGACGCTGCCAAAGGAGGAAAATGAAACACTCGAAGACTACGCAAAGAGAGTCGTTAAAGACTCGAAAGAATCGACAGGGAAAGCTGCAGAACATGGAACAAAAATGCACACCGAAATGGAGAACATCCTACTCGGAAGAGCCGTATCCGGAGATGAAACACTTGCTCCGTATATCGAAACCTTTAAGAAGTGGTCCGATGCAAACATTGAGAAAACGTACTGGTGCGAAAAGGGTCTTGTCGGCGCAGGCTATGCGGGCAGGTGTGATGCCTACGTCAAGCTACGCAATGTGGGTGACGCTATCATCGACTTAAAGAACAGAAAGGTTAATCCGAAGTACGATCCGTTCTACGATACGGACTGCGCCCAACTTTGGGCTTACAGATCGGCAAGCGAGAATCCAAAAGCAGCATGCGTCTCGGTAGTCTTGGCATCCAACGATCCAACCAAGTTGATGACGAAGGTTTGGGATGAGGATGAGCTTTACCAAGCCGGAATAGCCTTCTGCGCGATGCAGAAGGTTTGGGCTTGGGTCAAGCAATACACGCCTCCAGGCATGAAGCTGTGAACGCTCCAACGATCCAAGAGATGGGCAACGCTGCACAGGAAATCGTGTGGCGCGTGATGGGCAAGGGATCGGATAAGTCTGCCTATGGAGATTGGCTGGAGAAGGATCGTCCTACCCACGATTACCATATTGCACGCGCGATACGTCATCTTGCCACCGCGCAGATGCAGCTTCACAAATCTTCGCCTTGTCCTGACAACAATGGTGAAACAAGTGTTGACCATCTTGAGCGTGCGTTGGTAAGGTCGCTGTTCGTGTTAGCTCAAATAAAGAAAGAGGTACCAAGATTATGAGATGGATTAAGAAAGAGTTGGATGAAGACGGAAAGCCAGAGTGGGCAGTTTACATTGACGAAGCTGGTGAAGGTAACGAGGAAGATTGGTCCCACTTCGATACCTACGCTTCGAGAGACGAAGCAGTAGAAGCCTGCTGGAATTATACCTGGGAAGATTACGACAAGAGGGACAAATGAAACTTGCTCTGTCTTTAGCACTATATTACTTAGGGGATATAACCAGCCGGACATTGCTGCGTGCCGGTATTGGATACGGAATCTACAAGAACCTTATGCTTTGGTCAGTTCAACTTGATGACAAGTTTGATGTGTGGAAGGAAGCAAAGCCCAAAAGAAGGAATAAGAAATGAAGCGCGCATTAGTTACGCAGGCATTCGGGGATGATTGGAAGAAGGTCTTGGATCTTACAAGGCCAAGGATGGAGGCTTACTGCCAGAGGCATAAGATTGATTTCCTTGCGCTTGAGAAACCATTGGTCGAGCCGGTGCAGTATAGCAAGTCGGCTATCGGGAATATCATGGCCACAAAGGGATATGAGCAGATCACGTTTGTTGACTCGGATATTCTGATTGCAAACGACTGCGATGACATGGGTGATGGAGTCGAGATGTTCTGTGCCTTTGATGAGGGTGCGTTCTTGGATCGCAAGTATGAGATGGGAAAGCTGGCAAGCGCATTCGGTGCGCAGATTGATCCTAGGTTCTACGTCAATACAGGAGTCTTTGTGATCTCATCCAAGGCTGTTGGCGTATTGTCGATGCCTCCGCTCGGACTGCTGCCAAACCATTTTGCCGAGCAGACATGGATGAACATTATGGTCCACCTGTGGAATGTTCCGGTACAAGAACTTGATCCTGCATACAATTGTATGACCAGCGTTGAGTCGCACTTTGGGCTTGATCGCTACAAGGATGCGTACTGCATTCATTACGCTGGGCAGTCAGGAGACATGCCTAAATTGATTGAGCAGATTAAGTCTGACGATGCCAAGCTTGTGGAGCTTGGTCGATGACCACAGTCAAGGTAGTTGCCGAGTGTGGCAAGTGGCGCATCCATACTACTGCCGGATACACGATTGGCCCGCGACTATGGGGTGCTGTACCGGCGAATGGCCTTCCACCGCTCACAGACATATTTGAAACCAAGCAAGAGGCGCAGAATGCAGCCTTCCTGTGGAACGAGTACGCCAAGTGGGTTGAGCATCACAAGAAGAAAACAAAGAGGAGATACTGATGCGCTCGACCCATCTTACCAAGGGAGATTACGATGAGAAACTACAACAATTGGCCGGAGAGGTTGCCAAGCGAGCGATTGACGATGTCAGGCTGCTGCAACGCCGAGGGTTGATTGACGGCATGAAGATCCTGCGCCGGAATCTAGGCAAGAGATTCTTTCTTGGTGATTGCGAGGAATACAAGAATGTCCACCAGATCCAGAAGCTAATCCGAGACTTTAAGATCGGTGCAGTCGGATTCTGGTGCCGAGCCTCCGGAGTTCCTATTGACAACAAGACTCTAATTAGGCGAGTCTTCAAGGCTACAAAATGATGATTGATGCAATGGCAGATTTTGCATGGGTCGCGTGTTGGGTTGTGCTTTACATGTCATTCCTGGCATCTTTACTCGCATTCCTGTTGCTTGGTGTTTATGCATTGTTTTGCTGGATAAAAAGGGAGATCGACAATGGCAGATAAATACATTCAGAAAGTTCTAGGTGCGAGCGTTGACCGATACGTTCTCACTCCTGCACAATGCATGATGCTGCGTGAGGACGCGCAGATCATTGGGATGAAGCGGTCAACCGTGATGAAGAAGGATGGCACGCACAAGGTATCGCTTGCTAGAACTTGCACCTCGTGTTGGGTTCCAAACAGCCAGCATCATAAATGGATTTACAGCGTGATGGCCGAGCTTACAAAATCAATCAACCAGGATAGCTGGAGATTTGACATTACTGGAATGCAGCAGTTACAGATTCTGAAATACTCGCCACTCCAACAGTTTTGGTGGCACTTCGATTCGTATAATGGAAGCGACAGGAAACTTACAGCGGTAGTCAACCTTTCCGACCCAAGCGAATATCTTGGTGGCGGGTTACAGGTTAAGGCTGATATTGAGAATGCTCAGTTTATTCGAGAACAGGGAGCCGGATGCTGGTTCCCGTCCTACCTAGAACATCGCGCCCGTGCGCCGATATGGGGTACTAGGTGGGTGTTGGTAGCTTGGTTTACAGGACCAGCATGGAGATGATCCAACTCAATCCAGAACTATGGATGATGACCCCCAAAGGCGAGGGACTGGCATTCATCGTTACCGACTATGGGATGGATCATAACAAGATATTCACAATCATGCTTAATTCTGGCGAGATACTTGATTTTGATATTCGTGATTGTCGCAGATGTGAGAATCCAAGCTTCGGGGTAAAGGCACCAGAGGTGCCGAATCCCTATTACAACAACAAGGAGAAATAAATATGCTAGGCAAAGACGTATCGAAGAACATGAGCGAACTTGCAGCAGATAACCGAAAGAAGGGCAAGGAGCGTGGAGCAGGCGGCAAGGCTCGTTCCCGCAAGCAGATGATTGCCATTGCGCTGTCGGCTGCTGGCAAGAGCAACAAGTCACCTCGCAAGTTCCGCATGCGGTCCGGAATGTAATGGAAGTAGAGGCAAAAGACCGCCTCAAGTGGGCGTGCGACATCCTTCTCAATGCTCGCAATAGGCTGGCTATTGAGAGGGATCGCGCGAACCACGGACATGCGATTGACATCATCCAGATCATTGCCCTAGTCGATGCAGCGGCTTTGGTTTGCAAGGAAATAGCGGAGGAGAAATGAAATACTTATCAGTATGCTCTGGCATTGAGGCAGCATCCAAGGCTTGGGAGCCGATTGGATGGGAGCCAGTAGCGTTTTCAGAAATTGAACCATTCCCGTCAGCGGTGCTGAAGCATCATTGGCCGGAGGTTCCAAACTTAGGAGACATGAGCAAATATGAACAATGGCCAATACAAAGCGGATCAATTGACCTTCTGGTCGGAGGCACGCCATGCCAATCCTTCAGCGTTGCGGGATTGCGACAAGGACTTAAAGACCCAAGAGGCAACCTCATGCTTACCTACCTTGCAATCGCTGAACGTCTCAAACCTCGATGGCTTGTCTGGGAAAATGTCCCCGGTGTCCTGTCATCTAACGGAGGAAAAGATTTTGGTTCCTTCCTCGGAGCGTTGGGGGAGCTGGGGTATGAGTGGGCATACCGAGTCTTGGACGCTCAATGGTTCGGAGTGGCCCAAAGACGCAGGCGTGTGTTCGTTGTCGCATATCTTGGAAAAGGGAACCTTGCCGCAAAGGTTTTATTTGAGTCCGAAAGCGTGCGCCGGAATCCTGCGCCGAGCCGAGAAGCGAGGAAAGGAATTGCCGGAGGTATTGAAATCGGCCCTGGAGGCGGTCGCTTTACTGATTTAAATCCTACCCTAGATGCACGAGCAAAGGATGGCCCTATACGGAATCAATTGGCTGGTGCGGTGCTTGAGGCAAGCGTTGTCAGTCAAACAATCACTCAATACAAAAAAGATTCAGGAGTATATACTGACGAAGCCTTGATGGAAATTAAGGCACTTCACGAAGCGATTCCTGAACGAGAGGTATGTGGTTGCTTGAGCGATGGCGCACACATGGGGGGGGGACTTAATGGTCAGGATGCTTACAGCGGAAGGATTATGGCGGTTAAAATTGAACCAGTAATCATTGATCGGGCAGCATTCAACCAAGGCGAGAATGCACAATACAAACCTCGTATTGAGCATGGTGAGACTATGGATTCCTTGGTCGCAAGGGGTCCGCATGCTGTCTTATTTGAAAACCACCCCAACGACAGCCGAGTAACTGGCCCACACGATGTCGCTCCTAGTTGCGTATCACGATATGGAACAGGCGGTGGGAATGTGCCTTTGGTGCAACCGCAAGATTTAATGGCAGTACGCAGACTTACGCCGAGAGAATGTGAACGCCTCCAAGGCTTTGACGATGATCACACGCTTATCCCCTGGCGTAACAAGCCAGCGGATCAATGCCCAGATGGTCCACGATATAAAGCCTTGGGAAACTCAATGGCCGTGCCGTGCATGGCATGGATTGGGAAAAGGATTGACGCGGTGGAGAAAGCTAAATAGAAAGGCAGCACAATGAATGTTAGGAAAGAAATGATAAGGGAAATAATGACAACCATTCCAGAGAGCGAGCGTGAAAATTTATTAAAGCTTGATCTTGATGACTTGGCTAAATGTTACGTTGCAGTTATGTCAACAAAAATGGAGAACAACAAATGAAACTATGGACAAATAATACAAACTCAATCCACAAGGTGGATGACAACCTTCTTCATGTTCGCAATACCTACGTCATTCCGGACGAATTGACCGGTGGGATATGGGCGGATTCAATCCCATGCCCACACAAGATTAAGCCGTACTACAAGGGCAGATCAACTGGCGGAGCGACAGCCGTGTATCGGGCTGGAGCGATTGGGGATGCCGTGATCGCAACGGCTTTCGTAAACTACTTGGTGCAGGAGTCTGGCGGGATAGTCGATGTTTATGCACCGGCCAGGAACCTTCCGCTATACGCCGGACTAGGCGCAAAGCTTTACCCGCTGCCATGCACCTTGGAGGCATGGGATTCATACGATGCGCACCTACCCACGGACGATCTGTTCAGCGGTCAGGTTGGGGAGACGAAACTCGGAACTGGTCCTGGTAATTGTTACAAGCGGATCTACGAATGGATGGGTGTGTGGGATGAGAAGACGATGGCGAAGTATTGCAAGCCCATGCTTCACCTAATCGAACCAGACCACGAAGAGATCAAGGCGTTGGGTAAATGGCCTTTACCGGAGAAGTATTTTGCCTACCACGTTTCATCGTCTGGACCTACTCGCACCTACCCGCCAAAGATGGGGCAGGATGCAGTCTTGGCATTGCTGGAAGCTTTCCCCGAACATCACGCTGTGATTATTGGGTTGGACAATAGCAACAATTTCCATGTCGATCATCCGAGAGTCATTGACTTGTTCAATACGACCAAGGCGATCCGCTCGCTGTTCCCTGTAATAGCCAACGCAGACTTTGTGGTGGCTCCGGATAGTTCTGTGAACCACATCGCTGCTGGACTTAATACGCCGTGCGTGTCGTTGTGGGGAAGCTATGACCCTGCGGATCGTATGACCTACTACCCGCTCAACGTGTCGGTGTTTAAGCCGGAAGTATGTCCTCATGCCCCATGCAGGCCGCATGCAGGATTGCCACAAGCCAAGTGCAAGGATGCGACAAACAAGACAGCCAAGACTCAGATGTGGTGCAACGCGCTCCGCAACATTACTGCGGAGGATATTGTTGAGGCGAGCAAGAAGGCGATGGAGTTGGAGGAGAAGAAATGAACAAAGTAAAGTTTCGTTGGGGCGAGGAAACCTACACGCTTTGCGTAACCCAAGATGATTGCTGGCTTGAGGACGGACCTTCTGATATTTCGGATAGAATGCTGAAGGGCATGGACGAGCTTGCTATGGAGAATGGCATGCTCCCGCCTAAAGGTTTATGTGCAGAATGCTGGAAAGGAACTTACGAGGCAATAGTCGAGGACTACCACATAGGCGGGGAAACTATTAAAGACCTTGACCTAGAAAGATGCCCAAGGTGCAGACACACTATTTTGCCTTGGCAATCGGTGGAGAGAGTTGACAAGGTATTGGAGGCTTTGAAGAAGCCAGTTGAGTTATGTCCAACTTGTCGCAAATCAAACACAGTTGAGTTTACTGGCGATCTCAAGATGGATTCGGTTTGCAAGCTGAACGGCGAGCCTTTCACCGCACCTAACATAACCAGAACACAATGCCCAAAATGTAAGGATGAGTTCTTCTTTATGTCCGAATGCGAGAAGATTGAGGCCGCTATCCAAGCGGAGCAGAAGAGGCGGGGGTTGAAATGAGTTTTGAGAAAGGCAACAGCAAGGATGGCAAGCATTACTGGCTTACTCCTCCAGAACTGTATAGGTGGCTCAACGATGAGTTTGCATTTACATTTGATCCTTGCCCATATCCAAAGCCAGATAACTTTGATGGCCTTGACGCTGAGTGGGGTGAATCAAATTATGTGAATCCTCCATTTGGTGTTGTCCTTCACAAAGGAAAGAAGAAGGGTGCTACTGCTTGGGCTAGGAAATGTATTGAGGAAAGCAAGAAAGGAAAGAAAGTTGTTATGGTATATCCAATTGATAAGTGGGTTTTAATGTTGCTTGAAGCTGGTGCAAGGGTTATGAATTTGAGGGATGTTAAATGGATTGCAACCGAGGACGGATCTGTTGGCCCTGGTACTGGAAGACATATTGCCTGCTTTATTCTTGAGGGAGATAAGAAGCAGGGTAGTTACAGAATGTGATATAACTCCAACAATCCGGCGAATGGTACGCAGGGAGATCCTGCGTCTGGTGCCTCCGTGTGTCGACCACTTGAAACAAAGCCGGATGATTTTTATATGAACTTTTGCGGCGATAGCATAACAAACAATGCGCCACTTTTCCAAAGTGAAGATGGGGGTGCAATTCCCACCTCGCCGCTCCAACTTAAAATACGCCAATGCAATGTTCATTTGGCTTGTGGCTTAAATGAATTATGGCATAGCAGATTGCCAAGAATTCATTGGTCGAATGTAGTGCGAAGCAAAAGATATGCGTGTTTTGTTGCAGAATATTCTTTTATAAATTATGCAACTGCAATATGGTCAAGTCCGATTGCTGGAAATAAAATGAAAAATGCGTATCAAATTTTAGAGTTAAGAAGGATGGCTATATCCAAGAATGCACCTAAAAATACGGCAAGCAGAATGATTTCAATAATGATTAAAACAATTCGCAAATCATTTGCAGAAATTACAACACTTATTAGCTATCAAGATACAAATGTTCACTTGGGTACTATCTATAAAGCCTCTGGATGGAGGATTGCTGGGATGACAAAATTTGCATCTTGGAAAAGCAATAATCGAGTTCGAGGATCAGATCAAAGTAATGCCAGTAAAATCAAGTGGCAGTACGATCTTATATGAACTCGCAATCTAAAGCAGAATCAATTGTAGGTGTAGTTGACTGGCAGTCCGAGAATCACGGGCTGTGCAAGTGTCCAGGTGAACATACCCACACAAGCCACACCAGGGTAAGAGATACCACAGTCTTCATTGACAGCGTTCCTACAGTCTTTTGCTGGCATACATCATGCGTTGCGCACAGGGATTTGGTTAACAAGCAACTGCGCAAGTTGATTCTGGATGATCCGTTGTATAGGCCGATTAACATCATGTCTGGAGTGACAGGGGGGGCTAGGACATTGGCAGTCCAGAAGGATGCCGAGACTGAGATCATTGACCGGATCGGAACGATTGCTGAATCAAACAAATCAAGGTACTTGACCCACTATAGCTGGGACCCATCGGACATGTACGAGACCAGCCCGCAAAAGCTGGATGGCTTTAATGATTACCAAGGGATGCTGTCGCTGTTTAGGCCGGATGACATTGTGTGGGTAGGAGCGGTCAAGGATAGTGGTAGCCATCCCAAAAACTTCCAGCGGGCCGAGGATTGGATGAAGCTTTCACAACCAGTAGGGCAGTTTACAACTGGAGCAGTATTCAAGTCTGGAACTATTAGCAGAGCTAATGACAACGTGGAGGTGCGCCGGTACCTGGTGGTGGAGTCGGATGTACTGACCAAGCCGGAGATGGGTGCCGTGTTCCAAGCCATGCGTGATTTGTTTCGCATGAAGTTGCGGGCAGTTGTGGATACTGGCGGAAAGAGTTTGCATGGATGGTTTGATATGCCTTCCAGTACGGATGTTCTAGATCAGTTAAAGGCATTCCTAGTTCCGCTAGGATGCGATCCAGCAACATTCAAACCAAGCCAGCCAGTAAGAATGCCAGGTGCAAAAAGAGATGACAAAACACAGAGCCTTCTATGGTTCTGCAAGGGGGGAACAATGAATGAACTACCGATGATTGAACCAGCAGTTGCATTGGGACTAAAACCGAAGACCGAGGAATGGCCGCCGATCAAATCATACTCAGAGTTGGTGCGTGAAGACATGCCTGCTCCACAGGTTCTGATTGATGGGATGCTGCACAGAGGAGGCAAGTTGCTCCTGGGCGGAGGTAGCAAAGCCTACAAGTCATGGTCGCTGATTGACTTAGCCCTTTCGTTACATGCTGGTGTGCCTTGGTGGGGTCAGCAGACGCATCAGGCGCGAGTGCTGTTTATTAATTTCGAGATCCAAGAATGGAGTTTCCGCAACAGGTTGGCGGATGTCATCAAGGCGAAGGGATTGGAAGGGAAGGTCGATGACTTTGATGTTTGGACCCTGCGCGGTCATGCTGCCGATCTCACTCTAATCCGCCCAATGATCGAGAAGCAGATTGAGGGGCGCGGGTACCAGGCCATCATTCTCGATCCTAACTACATGCTCATGGGCGAGCGGGATGAGAACTCAGCCGGAGACATGTCAAGCCTTATGAACGAGTTTGAGTACCTAGCCACACGCCACAATCTGTCAATCATCCTGTCACATCACTTCTCCAAGGGGAATAAGAGTGGCAGCGAGGCGATTGATAGGTTTAGCGGGTCAGGTGTTTTTGCGCGTAACCCCGATAGCTTGGTGGTCTTGACACCGCACGAAGAGGATGAGCGCACCTTCACCTGTGAGGTCACGCTCCGCAACTTCTCACCTATGGATGCCTTCGTAGTACAATGGGGATATCCATTGTTCCGCCAGAACTTTAGCCTTAACCCTGACAAGCTAAAGAAGCCAGGTGCGCACAAGGCGGTTGACGATAAAAGGTTCCTGACAGAGATGGGTAGCAAGGAGTGGCTGGCAGGAGATTTATGCCGTCACATCATGGAAAAGCTAGAAGTATCTGAGTCAACCTTCTATCGCCACCTTAAAAGGCTGTCAAAAGCTAACAAGATACTATCAGACAACGGCTTATATACTGCCAACCAAGTTACTTTCTAGGTCCTGTCATTTCGCTGTCATTTATTGAGCATTCAGACTCATATATATATATGAAAGACAATCACGAAGGGAATGTAGAGGTAGGACTCCTTAGTCCGTCCTACCCCTACCGCTACGCTCATTCCCGTAGTGCGATTCACTTTTAATTAAAAAGGGTGCGAGCCGGTGTGCTACAATAACCAGGTGAAAGACTCAGATAGGCTGAAGATGCAGTATATCCGGCTGCTGCACGCAGAGAATGCGCAGTTGCATGCAGTCCTCCGTTTGCTGTGCCAGCTTGTGAATGACATGGAAAACAATTGTTCCTTTGAGGTGTTCGAGACTGAGTGGGCGGAGATTAGTTTGGCAGTAGCTAGGCTGTCGTTGTTCTTTAGGAAGCATCAGAAGGACCTGCAATCGCTCAAGGATTCGATTCCTAAGGACTTTGATGGGGATGAGGTAGATGAGACGTAAAGCACCAAAGGAAGGCAAGAAGAGGCTTCAGGATGCCTCAGAATCGAGCCAGGATAGGCCTAGAAAGCGTCTTGGTGGCAAGGTAAGTAGAGGACACCAGGAGCATAGTGTAAAGTTTAAGGTTGAGCCACCACCTATCCCTAACAGGCCATTGGGTAACAGAGCCTGTTGTTGCCGGATAGGTCGCTAGGCTAGTGTTTGATGGCTGGCTTGCCGTTTGTAGCCCGCCACTTATCCCAGCGCTCCCGCTGTGCCTGAGCTACCGTTTGGTAATGCTCACGCGAAAGCTTGCGAGCTTTGCAAGATCCTTTTACGCTCCCGCCTTTTTTGCCTAGGCGCGAAAGGTAGGCTTTAATAATTTCATCTTCTGTCATATTTTTGTATGCTCCTTATAGGCTACGCTGCCGTTTGTTAGGATGCCCAGGCGAGAGCCGGAATCCATCCTCCGTTCCCCTCCGTCACGAGGGGAAACGAGGAAAGATTTATTTTCCTTGGATCTCCTTTATCTTTTTAGAAAGAAGAGCGTGAAATTCCTCCGCTTCCGCATATAATGCGAAAGCACGATCCACGATCTTCTTCATACCCCTTACGCGATCCAGTTTGCTGTAAACATCGTAAGCCGAACAATGCACCTCGTGCAGACTGAATTCCGCACTAAGCAATCTCTGCAACTTTTTAGATACCTTTGTCATTTATTTCTGTGTCCTTTCTTTTTTGTTTGCTAGGCCATCTCTATCGAGTTTGACCTCTCCTCCCCTCAATAACGAGGAGAGACGAGGGAAAACTAATTCCAAAGCAATTCGATCCAGCTTGCCAGGCTCACGCCCAACAAAATCCCAAACATCAAAATCGCAAATGACTTCATCGCCAAACCTCCTTTCTGATTACATATTCTTGGATGCCGTTGAAGCGCCTCCACATTTCGGCTTTGCTGCGTTCTATAAAACGACAGACGAAAGAACCGGATCGGGAGTAAATGGAGAAGCAGATCATTTTAATGCCCCTCAAAGATGACGCAAAACTCTTTCTTTTGTCCGTTATCTCTCTTCTCAATGGCTTCGAGCAGAGACAACGCCCACTCAAAGCGTCTGTATGGGCGATCATTGTCTCCATGATCCAGAACCTTCACATCTTTGCGAAGGGCTTCAATTACCGATTTTGTTGATATTGGCATCGGCTTGTGTCCGTAAGAATCTTCCGACTTCTTAACGTGTCCTTCATACCAATAAAGAACTGGCTTTCCCTTTTTTATCATAAAGCTATCTGCCAAATCGCCCACATTGGATCTACCGCAACAAGACAAATCAATTTCGCATTCATCATTGAACCACTCTCGCCCCTTTTGATCCCTTTGAGCTGGGTGGATTGTTCCGACTTTAAGTTTTAATTCATATCCCATATTATGTGTCCTTTCTTTTTGGTTTCTTTTGTTCCAGCCACACGGCCAGACCGAAACACACTCTTTCAAATGTGTTCGGGGTCTGATCGCCTAGCTCAATAGCTTTTCGTAATCCTTGCCAAATATTCCAATGATCTCGTCAAGATTGAGGCCGTAGTGCTTCAACGGATCTGCATCAAACCTCCCGCACTCCGTCTGAAAAGGATTAGTCACAAAGATTCCTTTATGAGTAAACCCGCAAACATGCGTGCAATGGCCATCTAAAGAATACAAACCAAACTCGTCTGCCTCTGCGTTGTCGTAGTCCTCCAAGTCTCCTCCTTGTTCCTCGCAGATTTTCCTCAAGCGATCAAATGTCGGCTTATCAACTCGGACGCAATCCCAGCCGTTCCAAGTTTGTCCTCCATAATAACCCACAAAAAACTCTGGGTCATCATATCGGAATATGACCTTATTATCTCCGCAATCGTCTGGCGTTTTGATTTTGCTCATTGTGTTTCCTTTCTTTGGTTTGGTGTTTATTTTGTTGCCTCGTCTGCTTGGTAGATTGCTTCATCAATGGAGGAGATAAGACAAGCGGTTTTGTTTTTGGGTTTGTCAAAATCGTGTTTCTCCATCACAAAGTCCAAGCATTCTTCGAGCGTGGCTTTTAAGGTGGAGATGGTTTCAAGCAATTCGGAAATGCGAACATCTTGAGCCGTGGTCGCTTCGGCGTGTGTCAGTTCTGTTTTCATAAACGAGAGACTAATTCAAACAGCTTGGATGCGTCAACATCTTTTTTCTATTTCTTTTTATGGTAGATTTTCCCTATGGACGAAAGCGCAACGGAATCCGGCTCCACGATTGAAAAGTCAAAAAACGGACGAGAGATATTCACTGATAAAATTGCCGAGGAAATAATCTCGGCGTGTGGCTCTGGTTTCACATTGGAGAAAGCGGGAGCATTGGTTGGCGTGAATCCTTCCACCATCCGCACTTGGTCGCAAAGGAAACCAGATTTCGCTCGTAGAGTGGAGACAGCCAGAAAAAGACACGAATTGTCTCTCCTCCGAGACATAGAGTTAGCGGGTGCAAAATCGTGGCAAGCAAAGGCTTGGATGGCAGAGCGAATCTATAACCATTCGCAACCAAGTGCTAGACTGCAAGTTACGCAAGAACACACTCACGGAATCAGCGGTAATCTGGCTCAACTTCTGGCGGGAATTGCTGGCAGAAAAAAGGCACAAGTTATTGATGCGGAAGTAATTGAGGAGAAACCGGCTCTACCAATTCGAGACAATAGCTATTGTGCGACAGATGGCACGCAAACTATTGTAACCACAATGCCTGGTAAGATTCCTAGACCTAGAAAAGTAAGCATGAGAAGACGCAAACCAAGGGCAGAAAGCTTGGCCAAGTACACCACCACGCCACCCGCCCAGCCCCCAGCCACCATTTAATACGCATATACCCCCCTAAATTATTCTGGCACAAAACAAAAAGAGGTCTTAACTCACACTAATGCCAAAGCCTCCTAAACGTAGCCAAGAAGAGATTCTACAAGACCTATCCAAACCAGCCGCATTCGCTGCTAACGTGCTTGGAATCAATCTGTATGATTGGCAACGGAAGGTACTGCGTGATCTTGAGCCTAAAGACTGTCGCGTAGCCCTGCGTGCAGCAAACGGCTCCGGCAAGACAAGCACGGTAATTTCAGCAATTCTGATATGGCATGCGTTGGTTTACCCACGCTCAATCGCCGTAACAACCGCTGGCGTTTTCCGCCAAGTCGAAAGCCAACTCTGGCCTAGCCTGCGCAATCATATTGCCAAACTTGGTGGCGCATGGGAGGTCACATCTGGCGAGATCCGCTACCTTCACCCAAACGGCAACACCAGCCGCATTATAGGCTACTCAGCCACCGACCCAGGACGGGCTGAAGGCTGGCATGCAGAGGACCACGAATATCACCCATTGCTGATGGTAGTTGACGAAGCCAAGACTGTCGCAGACCCGCTATTCGAGGCCATCAGCCGGTGTCAACCAACCCGTTTGCTAATCGCATCCAGCCCTGGCGGGACCAGCGGGGCTTTCTATCGGGCATTCACCAAGGAAGCCAACATGTGGTCAAAGCACGCTGTCACAGCCTTCGACTGCCCACACATAACGCAGAAGCAGATTGACGAGATAACCCAGCGGTACGGCGAGAAACACCCGCTAACCCGCTCTATGATCTACGGAGAGTTTGTGGACATAGGCGCAGAAAGCTTGGTCATCAATCTAAACCAACTGCAAAACTGCTATAACGCACCACCTAGATTTAAGCCAGGTATCCGGATGGCTGGCGTTGACTTTGCTGCCGGAGGCGATCAGAACGTGATCTGCATAAGCGATGGAAACAAGATCCTGCCCATGATTGCATGGCGTGAGAAAGACACGATGGCGGCTGTGGGTAGGTTTATTGTTGAGTTTAAGAAGGCAGGACTAGAAGCCAGCAACATCTACGCTGACGCGAGTGGCATGGGTATGGTTATGTGCGATGCCCTTGCCGAGTCCGGATGGTCTGTCAATAGGGTCAACTTCGGTGCTACGGCATACGACAACAATGCTTATACCAACCGGTCAGCCGAGATGTGGTATGGAATGGCAAAGAAGATTGAGGATGCTGAAATCATCCTTCCTGAAGATGACGAGGACTTGACAGCGCAATTGACATGCAGGCGCACAATTACAAACAGCAAGGGCAAGCTTGGGGTTGAATCCAAGGACTCCATGCGGGCAAGAGGCATAGCCTCACCGGATAGGGCGGATGCATTGGCACTATGCATAAGCGGTGGTAATATCGGCTTGGACTTGACTTTCCAGATAGAGCGTCCAACTTGGAAGTCACTTCAAGCCTTGATGGAGTCACATGACCCCGTGATGGCAGGATTTGACCCTGGAGGATAAAACAATGAATGTATGGAACTGGATTACTTCAAACTGGCAAGAGATCGTAGCCGCTGTTGGTGGCATCGTTCTTGCCGCGCGTATTGTTGTTAAGCTCACACCGACTCCCGCTGACGATTCCTTCTTGGAAAAGATTGTCAACTTTCTTAAGACAGTCGGACTGAATATTAAATAATTTTATTTGTGCTGCGTGCAATCCTTGAGATCATCGCAGCCGTGTTTCGCATCATTCCAGGCTGGAAGGAAAAGCGTATTCAAAATATCGAAGGTGAGTGGAGGCATAACCGCAATGCTATTGAGCGTGACCTTCGCGGTGATTCTTGGTGGATGCGCAACAACGACACCAGTAACCCACACAACAGGGATAGTTGAGGAACTGATGAAAGATCCTACCTACATCGAAATCCGCAGGGGTACGCCTGGAACCCGTGAATGGGCTAGGAAGGCATTGAATGCCGTCAACGATCTTTCGTATGAACTTAAAGTGGAGCGCAACAAATGAACGCCAAAGATACTCGCAGAACAGAATACTATTCCAGAATCATTGATTCGCTCAATCAGCGAGAGACATGGGAGAACCGGCAACGGTTGTTTTACCAGGCTCGTTACTTTGGTGTTCGCCGGAAGGTCAAGCCTTGGCCTACAGCCGCCGACCTTCACGTTCAGTTGATTGACACAGCGATTGAGAAGCTGAAGCCATCCTTCGTCAACAGCGCGATCGGCAACGACATTCTTTCCAGCTTTGTTCCAATGCGCCAGCAGTTGGCACCGCTGACTGTTTCCGCCGAGCGTTGGTTTGACTACAACATGCGCGAGCGCACCAATTTCCAGAAAGAGATTGTTTCCGTCATCGACAACATCCTGCTCTACGGGCGTGGAGTTGCGAAGATCATTTGGAACGAGGACAAGAAGCGCATCGACTTCGAGGCTATTGATCCTTTCCACATCATTGTTCCGGCTTACACAAAGGAGTTTAAGGATGCAGATTTCATCGTTCACATCGTCTCGACAAGTGTCGATTCCTATAAGGCAAATCCCCTGTACAAACAGGATGAGGAATTTATCAAAACAATTTCTGGTAAACCCTCCAAATCGGTGGGCTTACGAAGTGAGATTCAGGATGAGATTTATAGACGGGAAGGAATTACTCAAGAAGCTGAAAATGATCGCATCATTCTTTGGGAGATGTACACGCCTTCTGAAGACGGATGGAAGGTCGAGACATACAGCCCGCTTGTCGTAACCGAAGATGTCCGTAAGCCTTTCACTTTGCCGTATCGTCACGGCGAACCTCCTTTCGTAGATTTCCCCTATGAGGTCACAGGGGGCGGTTGGTACAGTCCGAGAGGCGTTGCAGAGATCCTGCTCCCGAACGAGAACCTGCTAAATAAACTAAAGAACTCCCTCTCCGATTACGTTGAACTGGCCAACCGACCCGTTTTTGAGGCACAGAACCCGATCTCGCTGAACACATCGAATCTGAAGATGCAACCTGGTCAGATTCTTCCGCAGGGATTAAAGCCGGTTCAGTTCAGTCAACCTCCTTTTGATTTCCAGAAGCTGATGCTCGAAGAGCGTTTGTTGTCCGAACAGCGCATGGGTAATCCAGACTTCGGTGCTGGATCGCAGTTCCAAGTATCGGATCGCAAGACTGCCACCGAGATCCAAGCATTGCAGTCACAGGCAGCAGCCTCTGGCGATCTTCGCAATCGCATGTTCCGAATGGGTCTTGCTCACCTATTCAAACAATGCTGGTCGCTTTACACGCAGTACAACAAGAAGGATTTGATGTATCGGTATGCCGAAGAAACAGGCTCCATGCCTCCAGATGGCATCCATGATGAATATTCAATCGAACCGAAAGGTGGATTGGACTTTATCAATCGGCAGTTTGCATTGCAGAAGTCGGTAGCTCGGATGCAGATGTTCCAAAATAATCCTTTTGTTAATCAGGGCGAACTGGTTAAATCGGTGCTTGAACAAGATGACCCATCGCTGGTCCGCAGACTCTTCCAAGATCCTAACGCAGCCTCTGGCGATCAGGCTGAAGATCAAGCGACTGAAATTGCAACGATGCTCGCTACTGGATTCCCTGTCGCAATCAAGCCTAGCGATGATCACAAAGCGCACATATCCGTTCTCTTTGCATTTAACCAAGCCGCTCAACAGCGGCAACAAGCGGTCGATCAGAGTGCAATGCAAGTTCTGATGGCACACTTGCAACAGCACTTGGCTGCCTTGGAGCAGATTGACCCCAACACATCCCGCGCGATTCAGAAACAGCTTCGTGATGCAGGCAAGGCTCAAATGCAGCAACAGGGGCAACAGTTGCCTCCTGAAGCCATGCAAGGGCAACAAGCCGGTCCGATGATGGCTTGAAGGTTCCGGTAATGCGGGATGCCTTCCAGCAGGAAGGCTTGGCCGATCTTTGTAAGTGGGCGAATGAACAAGGTGCAAATGGTAAGGCAATTGAGATTGGTGCGTATAGCGGTGAGGGAACAATTGTACTAGCCAAGTATTTCAAAGAAGTTCTTGCTGTAGATCCCTGGCTTAACGGATATGACATTAACGATAGGGCAAGCCAACAATGCCCTATGAAGTTTGTCTTTGAGGCATTTCAAGAGCGCACATGCGAGCTAAAGAACGTGATGTTTAGTCGAGGAAAGAGCCTAGATGCGCTTGAATTTGTAGAAGATGGATCATGTGATCTTGTTTATATTGACGGAGATCATCGCTATGAAGGCGTGCTTGCCGACCTAAAAGGCTGGCGCAAGAAGCTTAAAGACGGCGGGATTATGGCTGGTCACGATTGGAGTTGGGAATCTGTTAAGAAGGCTTTAAAAGAAGAGATTGGGGATAAGGATTATACTTTATTCAATGGTGATTCATGGGCGATAAAGCTGTCTAACAGCCAGGATATGGTAAAATAGCGAAATGAAAAAAGGTCTATATGCCAATATCAATGCTCGCCGTAAGGCTGGCACAAGCCGAAGCAAGAAGAACTCAACCATTAAGCCCAAGATTTGGCGCATGATGAAGGCTAAAAAGGGTGGTTTTTCAGAGTGAGGAAACTAAAAGCAGCATTGGCATTCATCCGCGACCAAGAATGGGTAGATGAGCCTAAATGGGAGGATGAGGATGAGAAGGCTTGGACAGGATTCCTTTCTACGCCAACCGGAAAGCGTCTTAGCCTTATTCTTTTAAACTTAACTTTGCGTCAAAATGGCAATGCCGTGATGAAGAAATCAGAGGCACTTGCAGACGCTTGTGGGTATGCTAAAGGTTTCCGTGGTTGTGTAGCGACCTTAGAATCGCTCGCAACCCAAAAACTTAACTCCGCCGTTCTTGGCTATGAGGACGGATCGGATGATACAATAGCCAACTAACCTTTAGGCAGAATGACTCCCTGCCGACAAGTGTAAAGAAAGGGTCAAAATGGCAGATTCAAATAACCTGACCGAAGCGGATGTATTGGCAATGGCGCAAGCGGCTGACGAGGGACGGGACTTTAGTCCTACTCCCAAGGAAGACGAAAAAGCCAAAGTAGAAACACCTGTTGAGGATAAGGCCAGCGGAGATACCGAGCAGACACCCGCGCCTGCTGAAAAAGCCGAAAAAACAAAACTAGAGGCCTCGGATGAGGCTTCGTCTGCCAAGGAGAAATCCGAGGAAGATAAAAGTTCTTTAACAACGCAACCTTCAGAAGACAAGTCGGAGTCGGCTTCCGAAAAGAAGCCTACCCGTTACGAGAAGGCAAAATCGCGACTTGAGAAAGAGTGGGAAGATGTCCGAGCAGAGAAAGCCAGAATCAAAGCTGAACGAGAGCAGATCGAGGCTGAAAGGGCAAGGAAGACTTCAGAAACTACTCAAAGCGAGACAAAGGCGAGCAATCGCAAGTTTAGCGCGGAAGATTACAGGGAAGCGGCAAAGAGCTACCGTGATGAAGGCCGCGATGATCTTGCAAAACTCGCTGAACAAAAGGCTGGTGAAATCGAAGTTGAAGATAGGCGCGAGATCGAGCAGAAAACTCAAGCAGAATTAAAGTCTGCCTGGGATAAGAATCTGCTCGATGAAGTCGAAGCCAATCCAGAACTCAAGGATTCAAGCAGCACTTTGTATAAAGCCGTATCGGAAATGTTGCAAAACCACGCCATCCTACGCAATTATCCTGCTGGGATCAAGGATGCGGTTGGAATTGCAAAGGTAAAGCTCAAGGCGGAGTCCGCCTCCGATTTGTCCAAAAAGGTTGTAGAGTATGAGCGAGAACTCGCTCAACTCAGAAAAGCGACTACTCCGGCATCTGGACAGCCCAAAGGTCCTGCCAAGACAAAAGCTTTTCACGAACTTTCGCTAGACGAACAGGAACGTGAATTGATGAAACTTGCAGGCGAGGTTGACAGGGTTGGATAGTCATAACAAACAAGGATACTTAATTATATGGTAACTACTGGCTCAGTCTCAGCGCAATTCCAGGCTTACTTCTCAAAAGCACTTCTGGAACGCGCGATCCCGCTCCTCCAAATGGAGCAGTTCGCAATGAAAACCCCCTACCCGACCAAAACTGGCGGAAACAAAACCATTAGGTTTTTCCGCTTTGGCGACCCTAGCATCACTGCTATCTCCGCCTTGTCGGAAGGAACAACCCCATCCTCTGGTGACGAGCGTGATCTCACGCTGTCCTCGGTTGAAGCCACGCTTGTCCAATACGGAAGCAAGATCATCCTCACCGATGTAGTCCTTGCCACCGAATTGTTCTCGCACTTGGCGCAGGCCACGAAACAACTTGGCGAAGATGCCGCCCTCCACGCTGACACACTCTGTCACCGCGCGTTGGTGCAGGATTCCTCGACCAGCACCGGAACCGGTGTAGCCACCAAATCGTATGCCCGTTATGCTCAGAACACGACTAACGGCACGACCTGGGCTACCTCGTCCGTTGCTAACAGCGCGATGACCTCCACCGACTTGCTCGATGGTGCCACCTCGCTGTTCATCGCCCGCGCTCCCAAGATCAAGGACGGCTACGCGCTTGTTGCGCACCCTGCCGTTATCCGTGACTTGCAGCAGGATGATGATTGGTTGAAGGTTTCGAGCTACTCGAACCCCGAAGCCATCTTCAAAGGTGAAATCGGCAAGTTGTTTGGCGTGTCGGTCATTTCTTCGACCAACGTCCAGACCTTCAATACATCCGCCTCCGGCATCGCTGAAAACAGCGTTGGAACAACTGGTGCTAACACCGGATATGCCAACGTCCTCCTCGGTGGTGGCGCGTTCGGCGTTCCTAGCTTGTCCTCCATCGCCGCTTCTGGATCGCCCTTCGCTCCGAAGGTCACGATCTTGGACGCTGCTGACAAGAGCGACCCGTATGGACAGCGCATCGTTGCGTCCTTCAAGACGTTCTACGCTGCCAAGCAACTCGATCCTCGGTTCTTCCGAGTCATCGTTGCGAAATCCAACTACAGCTAATAATTAAATGGGAACCATGCTAGTAATTGGTATGGGACCTCGGAAAGGCGGGGAGGGTGAAACCTCCCCGTCTTCTCCTTCATCTGAAAAACCTATGAAAAAAATGGCGAAAGCTGGAATGGTAATGCTTCCTGTCTCCAAGTTCGAGATGAACGATGGTGGCGAGGATGTTGCACCGGAAGTGGGTGATTCTGTTGAACTCTCTGGAACAATTGACATGATCGAGAATGGTATTGCCCACGTTAATGTGGAACACGCCATGAGCGAGAGTGAATCCAAGGACAAGTCGGAAGACATGGCCGAGGGTGAAAATTCAATGTCCGAAGAGGAAAAGATGATGAAGTTGGCCGAGGAATCGGATAAGAAGAACTATAGCTGATATGCCTGTTTACCAGTACGAGGACACCAGAAATGGGAAAGTTGTCGAACTGGAAAAGGCTGTGGCCGAAAGGGACTCTGTCCCTCGTTATCTTAAACGATTCACCGTCCCGCAAAGATTGAGCCTAGTGGGGGTTGGCGAACCCCTCGACAACCCGCTGGGAGTCAATCAAACAAATTTGATGAAGGGGTACTACCGCCAGGAACAAAAGCTTGGCAGTAGATTTAAAAGCCAATACACGCCAGATAGCATCAAACGTGCGGCTTTAAGGAGAAAAAAATATGGCGAATGAATTTGTACGAAGCGCACGCAAGGCCAAGGGAAAAGCTATCCGCTTTGATACCCAAGGCCAGACAAACGTAATTGAGTTTACGGCAAGCTCCAGCGGTGGCACGGTTAATACTGTTGCAACCTCTCCTGCTTCCTTGAACGTCACGCTCAACGGCACTTCCTACCGGATTGCCCTTCATACCTAATGCGTCTCTTATCCCGCCTTACGCTTGGTAATGCTGGGACAATTATTGCATCGTCAGCTTCCACTAATACTGGAAGCTACGATGCAGTAACTGCTCTTACGCTTTCCACAGCAACACTTGTTATTAGCGGCGCAACAAGCACGGCAACATTTAACGCTGGTGTAACTGTTTATGGTGATATCGACCAGGTTGCACTTACAGGTGGTGCAATGGCAATTTACAATAGAAAAGATTAAGGAATAAAAATATGTCGCGTGCATTAGATAAATTTCAAGGCCAATATGGATTTTCGGTTGGTAGCACAGGCACTGCAACTCCTGGCTATTGGGCAATTCAAATGCTCACAGATACCACGTTTAGCGCAATTAGTGGTAGATATGATGGAACACTTACTGGAATTACTATTGGATCTGGTAATGTTATTTATGGTGAATTTGACAGCTATACGGCTGGTACTGGAACTGTAATCGGATATAAGGCTGGTTAATTATTAGTTAACCACAGGATTAAAATTCCTTGAGGTTAATAGAGATTTAATTATATGCCTCAATTGGGATTAGGTTTATCGCTTTCAAAAATAAGAAAAGCTAAAGGCACAGCTGCGCCATCATCCCTTCTTAATGGATTACTAGCTTACTGGAAATTTGATAATAATGGAAGCGGAGGCGTTTCACTTCTTGATTCATCTGGAAATTCCAGAACGCTTTCAGCACCGAATGGAACTGGCGGAGTGTCTTTGGGGGCTGGAATAATAAATGGAAGTGCAAGTTTTAGTGGAAATAATTCAACATATTTCTCAAGAAGCTGTACATTTCTTAATGGATCAAGAGATGAATACAGCATTTCAGCTTGGGTAAAAACAACAGTAGAGGATGATTTTTTTATAGTTGATCAAAGCACTGGGGCAAATTGGGGCGGGTCAGCAATCCAATTTGATATGTTTTCAGATGGAAGAGTATATGGAACTATTTTTTGGAGTGACACGCCAGATTATGACAGGGCGGAAAGTTCATACACAATAAATGATGGAGATTGGCATCATATCGCAATGACTTGGAAGAGAACAGGTTCAATTAAAGTTTATGTTGATAGTATATTAGATGGTTCAGCTTCTTCTTCTGGAAATTATGCAAATGTTCCAACAGAAAATATTTCAATAAATGGAAATGCTGACGGAAGTTTTGCAGTTGGGAAAGAAGGCTCTATAGATGAAGTTGGAATTTGGAACAGAGAACTATCGGACTCAGAAATAACAGCATTATACAACGCTGGGGATGGGAAGACTTATCCGTTCACATGATCCGTGTAATTCTTATTTCTTTGTTACTGTCTAGTTGCTCGTCACAAAAGCATGCCAATGCAGACCTACCTCGCTATAGCGACATGGGTGCAGCCGAGGATGCTGGTAAAGTCAAATGAGTTCCGACCAAGTAGCTGACTTGAGAGAAAGACTCGCCAGAATGGAGGAGAGACAACTTGCTCTGTATAAAATGGTTGAGACAAGCTTGTCAAACTATGCGGATGTGGTAAATAGATTATCTGCGCTGGAACACCTCCGGACGAGGCTTCTGGCTGTTGCCGGTCTTATTGGGCTAGTATGCTCAATGGCCTGGGATGTCCTTAAAAACCGCTTTAACGGCTAGGAGATTAAATGCCTACACTTGGAACACAGAATATTGCCAGCAGCTATTCACAGCTATTGAAGACATTTGGTCTTGGTGGGCTGCCTACGGCAGGATCGGTTGAGGTTATTACAGATGGAGACAATACCTCATCTGCTCTTTCAATTGGAATTGATGCCGTACAAAGCACCGGATCATTCACAGTTTCAAGCAATAGCAGCCTTTTAGGACCTGTTACTTTTGGAACAAACCTAACAGCATCTACAGGAACAGCAACGATTGGAACTCTATTTGCCTCTGGCCTAGCCACATTTGGAACAAGCCTTACTGCCTCTACAGGAACAGCAACCATTGGAACCCTATCGGCAAGCACAGCTACAATTGGCACTGCTACAATTCCTATTCAGCTTGGTAATATTACTTTTGGATCAAACATTACTTCCTCAACTGGAACGGCTACGATTGGGACTGAATCAGTAAACGTATCAACGATTGCTTCTGCTACATTTGGAACAGCTAGGATTACTGGCTCTACTGGCGGAGTTACAGCATTTAATTATGGCACTGCTGCATTTACTGGAGCGACACTTCAAGACCTTGATTCAGTAACAAGTGGATCAAACATAACAACTGGAACATTTACAGTTTCTGGTGCAGCGATTGGTGATATTGTATTTGGTGGACTTAACTCACTTAGCTCAAGCTCTGGAACCGCTGGAGTACCTACCGCTGGTGCAAGAATGATGAGCCAATTTAGGGTTGAAGGCGCAAATGTTGTTAGATACACAATTCTTAATACAGATACAATTTCACACGGAACAATTCCTGCTGGCACAATTTACGCAACAGCAATAAGGATGGTGGCTTAATATGGCAATCAAATTCAATCGCTCGCAGACATTTGCAACCAATGGAACAGTTACAGCCGCAGGGTTGCACAATCTTATTGATGGAACGGATATTTACCAGGCATTGATTACTGATCAAACAGACCTGTCATCCGTTGCAACAGATGACAAATTGTTGATTGCGGATGCAAGCCTTACTGCTGGCGATGCACCAAGAAGCACAACAGTCCAAAATCTTTTTGATGATGCGCTTACTGGCGGTACATATACAAATGCAAACCTATCTGGAGTTTTTACATTTGGAACTGCCACAGGCAATCGCACAGTTAGCACAAGCGCAACAATCACAACTGGAACAATTCCGAATTTAACATCAAGCACAGCCAATATTACGCTTGGAACAATTCCAACGCTGACTGCTGGAACGACCACATCTACTGCGGCCAATATAACCAATGGAACGATCCAGACGCTGACGGCAAGCACGGCTACGATTACTGGCGGAACCTATTCTGGTGCGATCAATAGTACGCTTGGAACGATTGCTACGCTCAATAGTACTACCGGAACTATTACTGGATTAAGAAGCACCACAGGCACAGTAGCTACACTTAATAGCACTACTGGAACAATTACAAATTTATCCACAACACTTGCTGGTGATTTTACGATTAGCCAGGGGACAGGAACAATTGGTGCATCAAAAGTAACTCCATCCCAATTATCGCAACCATTTACTTCCGCTACTGCCGTTGCATCAACCAGCGGAACAGCCATTGACTTTACTAGTATTCCGAGTTGGGTGAAGAGGATTACAGTAATGTTGAATGGTGTTAGTACAAGCGGGACTTCTTTATTGCAAATTCAAATTGGAAGCGGTAGCATTCAAACATCTGGATATGGTGGATATTATTATCTATCAAACACATTAAAGGGATCATTTAGCAGTGCATTTATTATTGTGGCTCAAAGCTCTGCTGCTTCCATAAATTATGGTAGTGCAACATTAAACTTGTTTGGATCAAATACTTGGGTTGAAACTGGAATTGTTGCTGATTCTGGATTTGCTCTTGCCGTAACACAAAGCGGAGGAGCTACCGCATTATCTGGTTCATTGGATAGGATTCGCTTAACAACTGCAAACGGAACCGACACATTTGACGCTGGCTCCGTCAACATCATGTACGAGTGATAAATATGATTGCAAGAATTGAATCAAATTGTGAGACAAGGGAAGTTAAATATTTTGATGAAAATAACAATGAGATTGACCCATCATCCATTGTGAATCAATCATAAGATAAATGACACTATCTGAAATTGCGCAATACGCCGGTGAGAAGGTCGGGAAGACCGACTCGGATACTCTTACCTTTCTACAGAAAGCAGCAAGTCTGGCCTATCGGCGTGTATGGGACTTTGCCCCTTGGCGCGAGACTGTTACAAATTCGACCTATTCTGTCGGAACAACCCGCCTTATTACTTTAGGTACAAATGTAGAAACACCTCTTTCCGTTGCATACAACGATGCGGAGGTTGATCCAATTGACTTGGCAACAATCATCAGCCAAGACCCAGGATTACTTGACGATGCCCGTACCGGAGATCCGGACACATATCACTTCACGGGGCGCAACAGCAGCGGAGTTGCAGAATTGAATCTTTACCCAAGGCTTGCGACAAGCGGAACTATTCCATTGCGAGTTGTTGAAAAACTTAAATGCCTTACACGCACAAACATCATTGTTGACTTTCCTCCATCTCAAGCTGCCTTGGATGACGAACTTCGCTTGCCTCATGTGCATCACTTGGTTCTTGCACTAACTCATGCCGATGCTCTGGAGCGTGAACGCCAGTATGCCAAGGCACAGGCTATCACGCAGACTGCAAATACAGATCTTGCTGCAATGGCTAATTACGAATTGAGCCAGGTTGGTGGGATAAAGCAGATTACCCCTCAAAGCCTTGGCGAACTAACCATCGAAGAAATGTTCTCGGCCTAAAGGAGTCATTGTGCCGTACTACTCGGACAATTTAGACGATCTTCTGGCGTTTGACGGAATCCGGAGTTTTGCCGGAGGCCAAGCCAGCGGTTT